ATCATTGCCATATCAGCTTTACCAAGAAGGGCGATGCAGATGGCTCGTTCTTTAATATACCCATGATAGGTGGAACCGTATGAACATGAAGCACCCAGCAATCATCTCAGTAGGAGCGTTCCTCGCAGTCTGGGGAACTACTTCGAACTTCGACCTTAATTATCGCTCTATCTTGGGCGCGGTTGTAGCTGGCGTATTTGGTTACGCAACTCCAAAGAAGTGACAGCGCAGGACTACGCGGCTTTAGCCGTTGGCATAGTGACAGTCCTTGGCGGCGTTGCAGCTTATGTCCAGTTCATGATTAAGCATTACCTATCAGAACTCAAGCCGAACTCAGGCTCTAGCATCAAAGACCAAGTAAGTAGATTAGAAACGCGTGTCGATACGATTATCGAGTTGTTAGGTAAGTAACACTTATCTCATGGCAAAGAAAAGACCAGTCATAGATCTTGATACTTATAACGCTCTGGATGCTTACTGTATTGCTCTTAATGAGTATTACAAATCCTTAAGAAAAGCAGGCTTCACAGAGACTCATGCTTTTTGGCTTTTATCAGATCGTGAAACTTTTCCGGACTGGATTATTCCTAACCTACCTAACCGAATCGACAATATCCCCTATGAGGACGACGACGAGGATTAAATGAAGAGAATCGTAATTCTGAGTGACCTACAGGTTCCTTTTGAGGATGTACACGTTACTCAGAACATAGCAAGATTCCTACAGAAGTTTAAGCCAGACCAGACAGTTACAATAGGTGACGAAATTGACTTCCAAACTATCTCTAAATGGAGTGAGGGAACCCCTCAAGCCTACGAGCAGAGTCTTGGCGATGATCGCGACAGATGCGTCGAATTGCTCTGGGAATTGGGTGTTACTGACTGCATCCGAAGCAACCACACAGATAGACTTTATAACGTCATCATGAAGAAGATTCCATCGTTTCTTAGCCTCCCAGAGCTGAGATTCGAGAAGTTTATGAAGTTTGATGAACTGGGTATTATCTTCCATAAGAACCCAATGCCTATTGCTCCTGGCTGGATAGCCGTTCATGGCGACCATACGCCTATTAAAAACCTTGGCGGTTTAAGCGCCTTAGAAGCTGCTAGAAGGCACGGAAAGAACGTCATCTCTGGACATACCCATAGGGCAGGGCGTAGCGCCTTCACAGAAGCCTCTGGAGGGCGTTTAGGGCGTGTTTTACATGGTGTTGAAGTTGGTAATCTCATGGACTTCAAGCAAGCCTCATACACCAAGGGGACGGCTAATTGGCAACAAGCGTTCGCCATCATGTATGTCCAAAATTCAACCGTTCAGGTGGATATTATCAACATCGAAAAGAACGGGACTTTCATAGTTCAGGGCAAGGTCTATGGACGACCTAGACGTTGACATTCGACGCACAATAGACGACCAAGTAGACTCGACGGAATTGTTACCGTTTCGTTATCAAAATCTTATCGAGGTTGAGCTTCCCCTAGGGTAGTTTGTTCCTAGTGCCGAAATACGGCGCGAAGGGAGCAATATGACAGTTTTACAGTTGATCCTGCTAGGTACTCATTTTCTAGTGGGAGTTATCTTTTATACTGATGGAAAACGCACAGGTTATCTTGAGGGACGTAAGGCAGTCCGCAAGCATTATGAGAAGCTCGAGCAACAATTCAAGGTTAGCCGATGAACGCCCGTGACTACCTCAACGAAGCGAGAGCTACTATCCAAGACCGAGGAATTGATTACGGTCACCCTAGCGACAATATGTCACGAACAGCCTCACTCTGGAGCGCATACCTCGAACTGCCGATTGACCCTCATCAGGTGGCAATGTGCATGGCATTGGTCAAAATCGCAAGAAGCATGGAAACTCACAAGACAGATACTTTCGTCGACCTCGTCGCATACACGGCGCTCTCGGCTCAACTAGCAATGGAGGAGAACGACCTTTATGTTTAATTTAGATGATTACGAGACAGTTGAAGAACGCCTAGTGAAGTATTGGAAGGATCACCCAGATGGTCAGATACATACAGAAATCCTTGAGCATACTGCTTCTAGGTTTATCGTTAAAGCTAGTATCTTTCGAACTGAGGCTGATGCTAGACCTTGGACGACTGGGGTCGCTGAAGAGACGATTCAGGGTCGCGGCGTTAATGCTACTTCCGCTCTCGAGAATTGCGAGACGTCTGCGATTGGTCGTGCATTGGCTAATGCGGGATATGCAACTAAGGGCAAGCGAGCATCTCGGGAAGAGATGAGCAAAGTAGCTGCAAAGGCGGCAGTAGTTGAGCAGGTTCAGCAAGTTAAGGCAAAGATGGCTGATACCTCTAAAGAATACGTTCCAGTTCAGAAAGCAGATAATCCATGGACTCAATGGGAAGCAGCGCCAGTTCAAACACTCGAGCAAGCAGTCGAGACGGTGAAGGATGTCCTTGGTGGCACTCAACCAGACGAGAGCTGTATTCATGGTGCCCGTGTATGGAAAACAGGAACTTCTAAGGCTGGTAAGGCATGGGGTCATTGGAAGTGCATGGCTCAGATTCTTGGGGATGCAGAGCGTTGCGATCCAATCTGGTATGAAATCGACAAAGAAACAGGTCAATGGAAACCGCAGGTGAAAAGATAATGGGTTACGTTACATTTTTAAATCAAGATGGTGATTGGGAAGAATTTCCAAATGAAGAACAGCGAGCCAATTTAAGAGCTAATGCTGAACTCCTTGAGGAACTCGGTTACAAGCTCATTTGTCAGATGTGTAATAAGTTTCCTAATCGAGATCAGATTCGTCAACGCTATTTAAAGCACGAATGGACTTGCCCTGATTGTGGCACAGTAAATTCTGCTGGCAAGGCATAACCTAATCGATGCCGAGTCAAAGCAGGAAACACCGAGGCTTTCGTACCGAGCGAGTGGTCGCAACCTATCTCTCGCAATGGTGGAGAAGCGCAAGCGTCGGTAGAGGCTCTGGAAAAGACATACACAATGTCCCGTTCGACATTGAGGTCAAAGCTAGGACAGATTTCCAACCTCTAGCATGGTTGAAACAAGTTGAGAAGAGAGCGGCAGTTCCCGATGAATTGCCTATCGTGGTGTGTCGCATGAATTCCCAAGGTGAGGACGCTGAAAAGTACCTGGCGTTTATGCGGTTTCAAGACTTGGTTCAACTATTGCTCAAAGCAGGTTACGGTGATATCCAGAAAGATTCGGTAGAATTAGAACCTGAGAGATGCGCTAAATGCGGATCGTGGAAGTTAAAGGACGTGCCATGCACGACGTGTTCTAATGCCAATCTATGAATTTGAATGTACCAACGAGGACTGCGAGGCTAACTTGCGGTACGAGAAGGAGTTATCAATCCATGAACCACACGATCCAAAATGCCAGTTCTGTCATAGCTCGATGCAGAAGATTTACTCAGTTCCTAATATCCAATTCAAGGGTTCAGGGTTCTATTCAACCGACAACTAGTTACACACAGGCTGTGGATAACTTCCGGGATAAGTTAACTTCACGCTTGCGACACGCCCAGTTTATACACATGCTTGACTCGGCTGGTACTCTCTTGGCTAGAGCCTTCAAAGGCTCAGAGCGGGCGCCTAAGCGCATAGCCCGCTCGGTAGCAATCGTTATTGGGATATCTCTATCTATGCAGAGTACTGCAGTAGGGATAGGCTCAATAGATCCATATTACGATTTACATTCATTAGCTGATTATCAATTAACAGATAAGCAATATAAATGCCATCAAGAGATAGTCTTCAAAGAATCGTCATTTAGAATAAATGCTCGCAATGGCTCTCATCATGGGTATTACCAAATACGCAATGAGAAGCTTATAAATGCTCCATACGATTATCAGTTCTATTTCTATTGGAAGTATGTACAGCATAGGTATGGAATTACCAAGTATGATGAGCCTAACTATTGCAATGCATTACATCATCTAAAGACAAAGGGTTGGCAATGAGATGCTTCTTATTCGGTCATGTGTTGACCTACTGGAACCATGAGTCGATTCATTATGCAATGTGTAGACGCTGCAAGAAAAGCTTTTATGTCAAGTCTTAAACAGTCAGGCTCCACCTCCAAGTGGAGACGCATCAGAGAACAGATCATCAGAAGAGATGGATGTTGCCAGCAATGCGGTAGCGAAGAGAAGTTGAGCGTTGACCATATAGTGCCACGCTCCCTTGGTGGAGACGATAACCCTAATAATCTGCAAGTTCTATGCTCTAGCTGTAATAGTGCTAAGGGGGGTAGGTTTTTTGAGAGGGCTAAAACACAGA